ATAATAAACCACTACGACCATTTAAAATGTGAAAAAGAATTTTTAAAAGAAACTGGCGCTACTTACAAATATGGTATTAGACATATTGATTGGTATAAAAACAATGATTCTTTTTTAAGTCCTATTGGTTCAGATTTTGAAAATGATACAACATATCCAAGTAAAGATTACGATTACTTTAGAATATATCACGTTGCCGAAAATAGAAAATATGAAGTACCTATACAAAATCAAATGATGTTACAAAACAAACTGTATCCTATTGGAGAGCACAACTATGATGTCACTTATCATATAGATGCATATAAGACAGGTGAGTTTTTAAGAAAAAAATGTCTAGCCACAGGCAGAGTAAAACGAATTGAAGCAACAATAGAAAATGTTAATTTAAATGATTTGGGTGGTGTTAAAAGTTTAGATTTAAGTAATGGTGAAAAAGTAAATGGTGATTTCTTTGTTGATTGTACAGGTTGGGCAAAAGTATTAATTGATAAAGTTGGTGCTAAATTTAAATCATATAGAGATAATTTATTAGTAAATAAAGCAATAGTATTTCCAAGACCAACAAAAGAAAATGAAGTTATAAAAAATCATACTGTAGCAACAGCTAGAAAATACGGATGGACTTTTGATTTACCTTTACAAAATAAAGTTGGTAGAGGTTATGTATTTAATGGTGATATGATAAGTGTTGATGATGCTATAAAAGAAATGAACGATTGTTATGATGAAGAAATAGACGTTAAAAAAGTTATAGATTTTAAAAGTGGTCGTTTAGATAAAATGTGGATAAAAAATGTTTTGGCTACAGGATTAAGCGCTAGTTTTTTAGAACCGTTAGAGGCAACAGCAATACATACTACAATATCTCAATTTACACATTTTATGGAAAATTATTTTACAAAAGACTTAAACTTATATGATAAAAGTTTACAAAAACAATACAATGATTATATGACAGGTTATGTAGATGACATAAGAGATTTTATTACCTTTCATTATATTACACCTAGAAAAGATACAGAATTTTGGATTGAATCATCGGACCCTAAAAGATGGTCGGATGAATTAAAAAAGAAAATGTATATATGGCAAAGTAAAATGCCAAGACAAATAGACTATCCACATAGGGGTGTATGGTATGGTATAGGTAATTCATTGTGGTTACAAGTTGGTATGGGTATGAATTTATTTGATAGTGGCATTGCTAAAAAAGAACTAAATTATTATGGCCTTTATGATAAAGCAAAAACAGATTATGATTTAATAAAAGAAAAAGCGACTGCTGTCGTTTCTAATTTACAAACAACAAATGAGGTGTACAACTCTTTATGAAAATAGCATTACTTAACGACACACACTTTGGTGTAAGAAATGATAGTCAGGCATTTAGAAACTATCAATTAAGATTTTACAATGAAATATTTTTTCCATATCTAAAAGAAAACAATATTAAAACACTTGTACATTTAGGTGACGTTGTTGATAGAAGAAAGTTTATTAACTTTCAAACTGCTTCTGTTTTTAAAAAACATTTTTGGGATAGATTATGGAAAGAAAAAATAGACACACATATAATTATAGGTAACCACGATACATATTATAAAAACACAAACGAAGTAAATGCTATTGAAAACTTATATACTAGTTTTGACGGAGTAAACGAACCATTTATATATACTGGTCCTAAAGAAGTTGAACTTGGTGGTTGTAATATATTGTTTTTACCTTGGATATGTGATGATAATATTGAAGATAGTATCCACGCATTAGACAGTGCAACTGCTAGTGTTGTTATGGGACACCTAGAGATAAAAGGTTTTGAGATGCAAAAAGGTATGATAAATGACCAAGGTTTAGAAAAGAATCAATTTAAAAGATTTGAAAAAGTTATTAGTGGTCACTTTCATAAAAAATCAGATGATGGTCAAATATATTATTGTGGTGCTCAATATGAAATGACTTGGTCAGATTATAAAGACCCAAAAGGTTTCCATATTTTTGATACAGAAACTAGAGAACTAACAAGAGTGTCTAATCCTTTAAGAATACATAAAAAATTAATTTACAATGATAAAGAAACTAACTATGCAAATATAGACCTTTCAGAATTTGAAGACAGCTTTGTAAAGATATTTGTTGTAAATAAAACTGATGATAATATGTTTAATAATCTATTAGACAATATGCATAATAAAATAAACACACACGAAATAAATGTTATTGAAGATTTAAACTCTGATGTAACAGCAAGTGTGAGAGAAGATATATTAGATCAAGGTGAAGACACACTTACGTTTTTAGGTAATTACATAGATCAAGCAGATACTGAATTAGATAAGCAAAAACTAAAAAATGTAATAAAAGAAATATTTGTTGAGGCAAGTGAAAGATGATTGTATTTAAAAAATTACGTTGGAAAAACTTTTTATCTACTGGTAATAATTATATAGAAGTAGAATTAAACAATTCACAAACAACATTAATAATTGGTCCAAATGGTTCTGGTAAATCTACTTTATTGGATGCTTTATGTTTTGCTTTATTTAATAGACCATTTAGATTAATAAAAAAAGAACAAATTATAAACACAATAAACACAGCAGATTGTTTAGTAGAATTAGAGTTTACTATAGGCAGAAAAGAATATAAAATTATTAGAGGTATCAAACCAACTATTTTTCAAATATATTGTGATGGTACTCTACTTAACCAAGAAGCGTCAACTATTGATTATCAAAATGTATTAGAAGATCAAATACTAAAATTAAATTATAGGGCTTTCAAACAAGTTATTATATTAGGTTCTTCAGCATATCAACCATTTATGCAGATGAGACCTAGACATAGACGTGAGGTTGTAGAAGAAATATTAGATATTAGAGTGTTAACTCATATGGATATATTGTTAAGAAACCAACAAACAGATTTATCAAACAAAATAACTGAAGCCAAACATCAATGTGATTTAATTGAATCAAAGTATGAACTAGAAAATAAACACTATACAGAACTTAAAAATAGAAGTACAGAAGACCTTGATGTAAAAAGAAACTCATTAGATAAAATAAAAGAAGACAAAAGAAAATATTTAGAAGATGTACAAAAACTAGACAATGAATATAAGTCATTAGAAGATGATACAAAAGACAAACAAAAAGTAGAAAAAAAACTAAAAGAGTTAGAGAAAATAGAAACTAAAATTGAAACGAATCTTAAATCACACGAAAAGAATTTAAAATTTTTTGATGATAATGATTCGTGTCCTACTTGTACTCAACAAATAGAGCCAGAGCTTAGAACAGAAAAGACAAGATACGAAAAAGGTAAGATTACTACGTTAAATCAAGGAATGAAACAATTAGTAGAAGAAATAACAAAAACCGAGAATAGATTAAATGACCTTGACAAAATCTCAAAAAGGATGTATGATATACAGATAGATATGTCAAAAATAACTACATCTGTTGATGAGTTAAAAAAGTATTCTGACAATCTACATAATGAAATTGTAACACTAGAAAGCAAAGATAGTGATACAAAAGATATTGAAGAACAGTTACAAAAGTTTAAAACAGAATTAGAACAAACTAAAACTGATTTAGACAAAATAATTGAAGAAAAGAAATATGCTGATGTAATTAGAGAAATATTATCGGATAAAGGTGCTAAAGCTAAGATTATTAAAAAGTATCTTCCGATAATGAATACTTTGATAAATCAATATTTACAACAAATGGATTTCTTTGTTTCTTTTCATTTAGACGAAGAATTTAAAGAGACAGTAAAAAGTAGATTTAGAGATACCTTTGATTACAATAGTTTTAGTGAAGGTGAAAAAATGAGAATAGATTTGGCATTAGTATTTACTTGGAGAGCTATTGCTAAAATGAAAAACAGTACAAATACAAACTTAATGATACTAGATGAAATATTTGATAGCAGTTTAGATGGTCAAGGTACAGATGACTTCTTTAAGATTGTTAAGGGTATGACAAAAGAAAACATCTTTATTATATCACATAAAGGCGATATACTATTTGATAAATTTACAAACATAATTAAATTTGAGAAAGAACACAATTTTACGAGGTTACAAAATGTCTAAAAAAGATTATAAATTGATACCACCAACAGATCCTAGAGTGTTATCAGCAGTAGCACCATTTACGGATGATATGTTAAAAGAGCATGGCTTTAAAGATAGAAAAGAATTATCTGATAAACTATTTGAAACAATGTTTAGATTTGGTGGCATAGGATTATCAGCAAATCAAATAGGTTTACCATTTAATGTTTTTGTTATGGGAGGACATCCTGAATTAGAAAAAGGAATAAAAATAACTTGTTTCAATCCTGTAATTATACAAAGTAGTGAAGAAACGGTTGTAATGAAAGAAGGTTGTTTAACTTTTCCATTTGTATTTTTATCTTTGACAAGACCTCGTAAAGTCACAGTAAAATACGAAGATGAAAAAGGTGATTTAAAAGAAGCATATTTTGATGGTATGATGAGTAGAATCTTTCAACACGAACACGATCATATGATGGGTAAAGTATTTGTTGATGGTGTAACAAAACTAAAATTAGATAGAGCATATAAGAAAGCTGAAAAAGAAATGGATAAATTAAAAAAATATCAAAATGCAGTCAAGTCAAAAAAGTAGATTATTGAGAAATGGACTTATGGTACAAGAGTTAGAAAAACCAATTACTTTAAAGATACATACAAAGTGCCCTAGGAAGTGGATGATAACAGATTTAGAAACAGGTGAGAAGTATAAAGCCACAGGTAAAACAGAATTATATAAGATGTGGAAAAAGTATGAGTAATTATAAACCTTACAAATTAAAAGACGTAATAGATAATTCAAATAAAGAATTATTTACTGTCATATCTACTTTTGCTGGTGGTGGTGGTTCTTCTACTGGTTATAGACTAGCTGGTGGTAAGATATTATGTGTAAATGAATTTGTTGAAGCAGCAGTAGAAACATATAAATCAAATTATCCAAACACACCTGTTTTACCAGATGATATAAAACAATTAAAAGGTGAAGACTTTTTAAAGATTGCTGGTATCAAAAAAGGCGAGTTAGATATATTAGATGGTAGTCCACCTTGTTCAGCGTTTAGTACAGCAGGTAAAAGAGAAAAAGGTTGGGACCAAACAAAGACTTATTCAGATGGTAAACAAGTTGAAAATATAGAAGATTTATTTTTTGAGTTTACTAGAATTGCAGGTGATATAATGCCTAAAGTAGTTATTGGTGAAAACGTGGCTGGTATTACTATGGGTGAAGCAACAGAATATAGAAATAAAATTATTAATGAATTTGATAAACTAGGGTATGAAACTGTTTATAAAGTATTAAGTGCAGCAGATTTTGAAACACCACAAGATAGAAAGAGATGTTTTTTTGTTGCTGTTAGAAATGATATAATGGAAAATGCAGGTATAAACTTTATGACTTTAGAGAGTGAAATATATCCTGAGCCTGTAACACCTGAACGTATATCAATTAAGTCAGCGATAGATGATTGTAAAAATGACCCTGAACAAGAAAAAGAATTATTTGAATATGTACAAAAGGGCTTTCAAAAAAAGTGGATAGAACTATTAGAGTTTAATCCTAAAAGACATAGAAAACCAAGTGATATTGATTTCATAGATATAAACCCTAAAAGATCAATGTTTAATATGATAAGACCTTGTCCTGATTTACCAAGTCCTACATTAACACAAAGGGGACAACAGATGAGTGTATCAGGTGTATTTCATTATGCCAAGAATAGAAAACTTACAATACCAGAATTAAAAAGACTTATGGGTTTACCTGAAGATTTTAGATTAGAAGGTAAATTTGATAAACAAGCTGAAAGAATCGGTCGTATGGTTGCCCCTCTAATGATGAAGAATCTGGCGGCAAATATATACGAAAAAGTGTTAAAAAGAACAAAATAAGAACATTTATCTTAAATAAGTATTGATATTACTAGCCAAATTAAACCTTGACATTTATAAGGTTCCTGATATTATGGCTGTATGACTAAACTAAACTTTACTACTAAAAGCCAACTGGCTAAATTACTCGCTACAGAAAATATCATTGTAGAACAAAATCAAGTTAGAACCGCATCGTTTGATACGTTGAATCGTATTTTAACTATTCCTATTTTCAAATTTGAAAGTGGTGATGTGTACGATATGTTAATTGCACACGAGGTATCACACGCTTTATATACTCCAGCTGATGGTTGGAAAAAAGTTGAAGATGATGAGTTAAGATCATATGTAAATGTATTAGAAGATACAAGAATTGATAGACTTATACAAAAGAAATATCCAGGTGTTATTACAAACTATTTAAATGGTTTTACAATATTAAACAAAAAAGATTTCTTTGGTATTAAAAGTAAAAACATCAATACAGATTTGATGTTAATTGATAAAATTAATTTGAGAAGTAAATCATCAAATAGATTACCATTTAAATTTACAGATGAAGACCAAATATGGTTGAATAAAGTTGACGACCTAAAAACTTTCAAGCAAGTTGTTGGTCTAGCTAAAGATATGTTAGATTGGCAAAAGAAAAAACTTGAAGATATGAAAAAATTACCTGACTTTGATGAGCACGTAATATCTAAAAATTATGACTTGGAAAAAGGACCTGATGCTGGTGAAGGTGACGGCGAAGGTGAAGAAGTTGATAAACAAAAAAACGTATCTCAAGGTAAAGAAGAATCTAGTGACAATTCAAACAAACCAGCTGTAGGTGATAAGACTGCTAAAGACAATAACAAAGAAGAAGGTAATGCAACTGGTGGTAATGTTCCTGAAGGTGGTGGTAACAAAAATGATAAGTTGTCAGCGATTACTGATAAAGCTTTTGAAATGCAAAAACAAACTTTATATGATGGTGATAAAAAATATACTTATGTTAGTTTACCAAAACCTAAACTAAAAAATATTCTTGTTTATAATAATGAGTTTAGAGATATGTATAGAAAATTTATCAAAAATGAAATTAAAAGTCATACAGGTAATCAGTGGTATTACCAAGAGTTGAAAAAAGATTTTACAAAACATAAAAATGATATGAAAAGAACAGTTATGTATTTGGTAAAAGAATTTGAGATGAAAAAATCTGCTACTGCTTACAAAAAAGCACAAACAGATAAAACTGGTGTTATTGACCCTCTTAAATTAAAAAATTACAAATTTAGTGATGACATATTCAAAAGATTAACAATCTTACCTAATGAAAAAAATCACGGTATGATGATGTTACTTGATTGGTCAGGTTCAATGCAAGATTGTCTAATGAAAACTGTTGATCAGTTATTGAATCTTGTTTGGTTCTGTCAAAAGATTAGAATACCTTATGATGTTTATTTCTTTACAAGTGAAATGGAAAGAGATGACTTTCCAAGAAGATCATCTATTTGTAGCGTAGATGCATCAACTAAAGATAAAAATACAGCATTTGAATTTAAACACGGTAGTTTAAACCTAGATCACGTTAGATTAGTAAACATTGCTAATCACAAAATGAAAACAAAAGATGTTGACGAATCATTAATGTATTTGTATTCAATGGGTCAATATTTTGGTGAAAGATATAGTTGGTCATACAGAAGTGGTAGACAACACTATTCACAAAATCATTTTGGTATACCTAGAGAATTTTGGTTAGGTTCAACACCATTGAACGAAGCTTTAGTTGCTTTTTCAGAAATGGTACCTCAATTCAAAAATACTTATAGAGTTGAAAAGATGACTTTGATTACACTTACAGATGGTGGTGCTAATTCATCAAATGGTAAATGGCATCAATCAGATACAGGTTGGAATATTGAGGATACTTATTCTGGTGAGATGGTATTAAAACATAATGGTAAGTATTACAAACCAGATGAAAAACAATTATATTCAAGTGGTAAGTTAACGACACATATGTTAAATGTATTGAGAACAGAACACAATGTTAATACTATTGGTTTCTATATTCTTAAAAGAATAAGAGGTTGGGATGGCGAGAAATACTTTCCAGCTTGGGGTAAAGATACTATTAAAAGAAAAAAACAATTTACAAAAGATAAAGTGGTTACACATAAAGAACCAGGTTACAGTAGATTCTTTGTAGTCAATGGTAAAAGTATGGATGTGCAGAACACAGATTTAGAAGGTATTAATCCCGAATTGAAAACTGGTAAGATTAAACAATTATTCAGTAAAAGTATGAAAGGGAGAATCACTAGTAGAGTGTTATTAAACAAATTTATTGAACAGGTGGCTTAAAAATGACGATATATCTAGCAATTATCTATATTGACTTTCACTTAAAATCCCTGTATAATAATAGTATAATCATTAATAAAGGAGGACTAAAATGATTGAGTTGAACAAAGTACAAACGGAACAAGTAACCGTTTTATATGATGTCTATAAAAAAGACGTTTTAACTAGGGCAGAAATTAATGCCGTAGTAAAAAAGGGTAAAATAAAAAACCCATCTTGGCTGAAAACAGACAAGTATAAAGTTGACAGAGGTTGTTACAAATTACCTCTTAACAATACCGAAGATAATAATAAAGTAGATGATAAGGTATTAGATGACGCTCCTAAAAAACAAGAAGCGGCATATATCGTTTCATCTCTTACAGGTGATATAGTTCCTAAAAAAGATAAGGTGTTTGTACCTTTTGGTAACTATTCAGATGTTAAGAATATTATCAAGTCGGGTCAATTCTATCCTTGTTTTGTAACAGGTTTATCTGGTAACGGTAAGACTATGGCTGTTACTCAAGCTTGTGCTGAGATGAAAAAAGAATTGATAAGAGTTAATATCACAATTGAAACAGATGAAGATGATCTATTAGGTGGTTATAGACTTAAAGACGGTCAAACTGTTTGGCAGAATGGTCCAGTAATTGAGGCTATGGAAAGAGGCGCATTACTTTTACTTGATGAAGTTGATTTGGCAAGTAATAAGATTATGTGTTTACAACCAATCCTTGAAGGTTCTGGTGTCTTTGTTAAGAAGATTAACAAATTCGTAAAACCAAAAGCTGGGTTCAATGTGATTGCAACTGCAAACACTAAAGGTCAAGGTTCCGAAGACGGTAAGTTTATCGGTACTAATATCTTAAACGAAGCATTTTTGGAAAGATTTCCTGTTACTTTTGAACAGAAATATCCTACTGCAAAAGTTGAAAAAAAGATATTGACTAATACATTAAAGGCCAATGGTAAGTCAGACGCTAAGTTTGTTGAAAAACTTGTCACTTGGGCTGATGTCATTAGAAGAACCTTTTTTGACGGTGGTGTAGATGAGATTATCTCTACTAGAAGATTGGTACACATAACACAAGCTTATGCAATCTTCGGTGATAAAATCAAAGCTATTCAGTTATGTACTAATAGATTTGATGATGATACAAAGAATTCCTTTGTTGAATTATATACAAAGGTAGACTCTGGTTCTAGTTTAGATGATATTCTAAAAGAACAGAATGAGGCTGACCTTTCTCAACAATTGGAATCAGAGGATGATAGTGACTCTGATGAAACAGATGCAGATCAATCTGCAAGTGTTTATAATTAACCTATTAGTTTAGTCCTCCGTGGGTGGTGAAATATCCACCCACACTTTAGGACAGAAAGGAGTAAAATTGACAGGTATAAAAATAGAAGTAAGAAATAACAACGTAGAAAAAGCCCTTAGGATTTTGAAAAAAAAACTTATGAAAGATGGTGTCTTAAAAGAATTAAAAGCTAGACAATATTATGAAAAACCATCTGACCGTAAAGTCCGTAAGAAAAAAGAAATGATTGCTAATTGGAAAAAGAAACAAAGACTATTAGAAAAATTTAAAGATTAGAGAATTTACGCCCTTTGATCCCTTATATATATTGTAGTCAAGGCATCTCATAAGACCTTGACGGCGTAAATAAGCCGACTTCGTTCGGCGTTGCTAAGGTGAGATTTGGCAGTTTCACTCCTTGATAAAAGAAACTGCCCTTGTATTTTTATAATTAATGATTATATAAATAATTGTACAACGCCATAATGGGTTGTATTAAATAAACTTGCTTAACAAAAGGAGTTATAATGACTAATAAAGCACTTTCTATTTTTAATCAATTAAGACCACTATCCGTAGGATTTGATGATGTATTTGACCACTTTGAGTCAATGTTTGAAGGTCCCACTTTAACACTAGGGTCTAATTACCCACCATACAATATCGTAAAAACTGGTGATAATAAATTTGATATTGAGGTCGCACTTGCTGGTTTCAATAAAAAAGATATTAACGTCACAAGCGAAAACGGTATGTTGACTATCGAATCAAAAGAAGATGATAAGTCAAAAGATAAAGACGGTGAGGTATTGCATAAAGGTATATCTAAAAGATACTTTAAGAAATCTTTTACAATCGCTGATGATGTAGAAATCACAGGCGCTAATTTAAAAGATGGTATGTTAAAAGTATCAATGGAAAAGATAGTACCAGAAGCGAAAAAACTAAAAACTATTGAAATCAAATAGTTAAAAATAGAGAGGCCGAGAACGCATTGACATTTTCGGCCTCTTAATATATAATGGAGTTATATTATGAAATACGGTGAAGACAGAATATTGAACGAGATTGGTGATTATATAGAAACAACTTATAGTCAGCATTATTCAACCACAAAAGACGGTTTTCAAGTACAAGATATGCTAAGACAACTTGACATTGATAAAGATTTTTGTCAAGCAAATGCTATCAAATATCTTTGTAGGTATGGAAAAAAAGCTGGGTATAATCGTAAAGACTTATTAAAAGCAATTCACTACATAGTTTTATTAATGTCATCGCTTGACAAAGACTATATAGAAGATGGCAAACCTGTAGAGGTCTCTACAGAAAACTTTGACTATTCAGGTGTTAGCCATAATGAGTCATAATATATTATTTTAAATTATGAAGGAGATGAAATGAATATAACAAGTGATACACTTTCGGTTTTAAAAAATTTTTCTGAAATCAATCAGAACATTTTATTTAAACCTGGAAATAAGATAAGTACAATATCTGCTATGAAAAACATATTAGCAGAGGCAGAAGTTACAGAGAACTTTGAATCAGAATTTGGAATTTATGATTTACCAGAGTTTTTGAGAGCAGTAGAGTTATTTGAAAAACCTGCATTCAAATTAAATGGTGGTGAGTATGTAACAATTGCTGACGACAAAACAAGACAATCAATCAAATACTTTTTTGCTGATAAATCAGTTATTGTTGCGCCATCTAAAGGCATTAATATGCCAGATAAAACAGTGGCGTTTACTCTTAAAAAAGACGACTTTGGTAAACTACAAAAAGCTGTAAACACTTTAAATTTACCTGATGTTGCTGTTAAGGGTGATGGTAAAGTAATTTCTTTAGTTGCACTTGATAAAAAGAATAAATCATCAAATGACTATTCAATCAATATTGGTGAAACAGATAAGAAGTTTACTGCATACTTTAAAGCAGAAAACTTTAAAATCATATCAGATGATTATGATGTTGCTATTTCAAAAGCTAAAATTAGTAACTTCATTAACAGAAACAAACCTATAAAATACTGGATTGCATTAGAACCTGACTCGGAGTTTTAAATGAGTGATAGAGAATTTGTCCCTATGACACCAGAAGAAGAAGACGAAACTGCTGGTGTAAAAAGAGATGAAAATGGTAATGTAATTTCAGAACAAACTGAAAATAATGAAAATGAATAACTTGAGGTTTATATTATGTCAGACTTTTTATGGGTTGAAAAATACCGTCCTAAAAAAATTAGTGAGTGTATTCTTACAGAAGATTTAAAACATACATTTACTGAATTTCTAAAACAAAAAGAGATACCTAATCTGTTGTTATCAGGTAGTGCTGGTACAGGTAAGACTACTGTTGCCAGAGCATTATGTGAAGAACTAGGTGCAGATTATATTATAATAAATGGTTCAGATGAAGGCCGTCAGATTGATACGTTAAGATACAAAATCAAAAACTTTGCTGCAACTGTATCTCTTACAAAAGAATCTAATCACAAAGTTGTTATTGTAGATGAGGCAGATTATATGAATGCTGATAGTGTTCAACCTGCTTTAAGAAATTTTATTGAAACATTTTACAATAATTGTAGATTCATATTTACTTGTAATTATAAGAACAAAATCATACCAGCGTTACATAGTCGTTGTACGGTGATTGATTTTCGTATTACTAATGGTCAACGAGTAAAGACTGCTACTGCCTTCTTAAATCGCCTAGAAACTGTCTTAAAGGGCGAGAATATAGGGTTTGAGAAGAAGATACTAGCAGAACTAATACAAAAATACTATCCTGATTTTAGAAGAACAATCAACGAATTACAGAGGTATTCTGTAAGAGGTAAGATAGATAGTGGTATTTTGTTTAGTTTATCAGAGGCAAATACTAAAACTCTCATTGTAAAACTTAAAGAAAAAGACTTTAATGGAATGAGAAAATGGGTGATTCAAAATTTAGATAAAGAACCATCATCTCTTTTTAGTAGTGTCTATGATGTATTGTATAATCATTTAGAACCAAAATCTATTCCACAAGCAGTATTAATTATTGCTGGATACCAATATAAATCAGCGTTTGTAGCCGACCAAGAGATAAATATGGTTGCGTGTTTAACCGAAATAATGGCAGGATGTAAGTTTAAATGACTTTATATTTAAGAAAACTAATCGTTAAATTAAGAATGTATTACTGTGACCTACGAGGACACCACGGCAAGAGATGGAACTACGAGCCAGGTGACCACTATATGGGCAGAGGAATTGATAGAAGACGAAGAAATGGAAAAAGTTAGTTACTTTAGTTTGTTTCCCAAACTAGTGTATTCATCTTTTTTAGGTAGAGATTTTACTGGAGCTGAAAAAGAATACACAGAGATTTTAAGTAGGAATACTAATAGAAATAGTAGTAATTCCATATCACAAAATATCAATGTGTTGGAACACCCTGCTTATGCTGATATTAGAACTTGGCTAATAAAAAATTTAAATAATTATAGAGATAACATATTAAATCCAAAATTTGATATGGAAATTTATATAACAGAGTCTTGGGTAAACTATACTAATCAAAACGAAAAACATCATCCTCATAAACACTCAAATAGCTATTTGAGTGGAGTGTTTTATTTGAATGGAATTGATGATGATACCATACAATTTTATCAGGATGAAAATTTATTTGACATTGAAACGGATAATTATAATTTATATAATTGTCCATCTTGGAATTATCCAGTAAGTACAGGTCAATTAATTTTATTTCCATCTGGTATTAGACACGGAGTTGCTACTAATACACAAAATAAAACTAGAATAAGTTTGGCATTTAATACTTTTTTAAAAGGTAAAATATCAGATACAAGAACAATAGGATTGAAAATATAATGTATGAATTGAAAGATTATTTAAAGGCAATAAATGAAACAAAAATGCCTTTGTTAGATTCGGATGATATTACTTGGGAAAAGAAATATCCACCATATGTAATTAATCGTTGTTTATCAATGTTCTATGACACATTGATGTCAGCAAATGAAATGAATGGTTATCACTTTTTATCAAAGAAACTACAATTTCATTTTTTACTAAATAGTGTTAGGAAGAAAAAAAGATTTGGAGGCAAGTGGCTTTCTAAATCTAAAATTAACGAATTAGAATTTGTTAAAAATTATTATGGATATAGTAACGAGAAAGCGAGAGAGGCTCTAACAATACTATCCAAAAAACAAATTGAATGTATTAAACAGAAGTTAAATACAGGTGGGAGAAAAAGATGAGTGATGAGATTAAGTGGTCTCCAGAGGATATGTTAGAGGTCACTATAAACAAACCTGATGATTTTTTAAAAGTCAGAGAGACCTTAACTAGAATTGGTGTAGCAAGTAGAAAAGATAAAACATTATTTCAATCTTGCCATATACTACACAAGCAAGGAAAATATTTCATAGTACATTTTAAAGAGTTATTTGCATTAGATGGTAAATCATCTACATTATCAGAAAACGATATACAAAGAAGAAACACAATAGCAGTATTATTACAAGATTGGAATTTGATTGACGTGGTTAAAAAAGAAGCTACTAACAACAAAGCTCCATTAAGTCAGATAAAAGTTTTACCTTTCAAAGAAAAGAAAGAATGGAATTTATCAGCAAAATATAATATTGGTAAAAAAGTTGAAAAGACTGAAGATGAGAAATAAATGCAAGTACCAAAGTTTAGAGAATTTATCACAGAAACAGATGTAGGTCGTAAAGACAAACCTATAACAGTTGCTATTGTAACGATAGCAGATTCAAAAGACCCTAAAGAAAATACAACTGCTGATCTTATATCAAAAGCGTGTAAGAAAAAAGGCATTAAGTGTGTTATAGTAAATACTAAATCAACAATCATCACACAAAAAGACGAAGACAAAAATACATTAACAGTATATAATTATGACGGCAAGAATGCTGAACATACATTTACTGGTAGAGATACTTGTTGTATAGTTAGAGGTGGCGCTTTGGAAGACGAAGCTGGTTTATCAATCATCTCCGCTTTTCAAAACTCACAAGCATTTATGATGAATACTAGGGCAGCAATGTTGACCTGTGATAACAAACTTACAACTGCATTACTATTTGAAAAGTATGGAATACCCACACCTAGAACAGCATACGTTTCTAACGAAAATAATATTAAAACAGCATTAGATATGATTGGTGCAAAATTTCCAATCATCTTAAAAACATTAACAGGAACTCAAGGTGTTGGTGTAATTAAAATAGAAAGTTACGAAGGTCTTGTGGCTACGTTACAAGCAATGTGGAAATTAGAGGCAGAAGTATTAATACAAGAATATATGCCTAGTGATTTTGACGTAAGAACTTTCTGTGTTGATAATAAAATATTTGCTAGTACAAAAAGAAGTCATAGTAGCTATGATTTTAGATCAAACACACATAGAGGTGCTGAGGCAGAGCCATATATTTTAAGTAAAGAAGAAAAAGAATTAGTTTTAAAAACTGCTAGAGCTTCAAAAGCATATATGGTAGGTGTTGACCATATTATACATAAAGACAAACCATACTTACTAGAAATTAATGGTAGTCCAGGTTCAGGTGCAGATTACGAGGGTTATCAACACAAAGATTATTACTCTGATTCAGAACCAGCTGGTAGAATAGATGGTGAAAAAATGATGTCAAATGTAATAGATTGGGTTAATGATAGAGCACATTGGGATAGACAATCACTTGTTGAGTGTGGTTGGTTAGAAACAATAGACCTAGATGAAATTGGTAAAGTAAGATGTAAGTTTGATACTGGTAATGGTTCTAAAGCTTGTGCATTACACGCTGATGAAATTATATCAGATGGTAAAATTGTCAAATGGAAATATAATGGCAAGACTTTCACAAAACCTAGACACGGAAAAAGTGAAGTGTTCAGATCAAATGCTACTAACGAACCATCAGAAGTTAGACCTACAATCTTACTGGATATTACATTTAATGGTTTTACATATAAAGACGTAGAAGTAGGTTTAGACCAAAGACCTAGGTCAGGTTCTGACTTACTAGTCAATAGAGATTTAATGAGATTAATGAATTTGAGTGTCAATCCTAATAGAACTTTCGTATTAAGTAGAAGATTGAGACCAATTGATAAAAAAGGAAAGCCAGATAAAGTAGGGTTTGATAAGAAGTAGTATTGACAAATCCCTTAAATTATGGTATAATGAAACACAAATAGGAGATATTATGTCAGAAGTGAAAATATTAAGATTGGTTACAGGCGAAGATGTCATAGCCAAAATAGGCGAGAACGATCAAGGTGTAAGTTTAAATAAATCGTTTGTTATCATACCTCAACAATTAGGTCCAGGAAAACCTGTTCAATTGATGATGACACCATACGCACCATATAGTAAAAGCGACACTATAACAATTAAATCAGATAAGATTATTTCTTCAGTAGAACCAAAAGAAGAAATACTAAAATCTTATACTCAAAATACAAGTCGTATTTTACAACCAAATAGCAATTTAATAACAGAAACAAAGTTACCAAAATTAGATAGTTAGTGATTACAGTAAACTTTATACGGACAAATAACGAAAAAGTCCAAGTAAAGGTGCCAATTGGTTGGACTGTAATGGAGGCAGCTAAAGAGGCAAACTTGGATGAGATACCAGGCGACTGTGGTGGTTGTTGTGCTTGTGCAACTTGTCACGTCTATGTAAACAATGCATGGATTGACAAACTTGGTATAATAGATTATAATAAACCTGAACAAGAATTATTAGAGTATGAGAAAGGTTATAAAAAAGGTATTAGTAGATTAGGTTGTCAAATCCAATTAACTAAAGAACTTGATAATATAACTTTTCATTTGAAAGATGATGAACTTTTATAAAAATGTAATTGAATATAGAGGCAAACTTTTGGTTCGTGGTATACACGAAGGTAAAGAGTTTAAAGAAAAGATTGATTATAGTCCTACGTTATATGCTATGACACAGGAACAAACAAACCATAAAACTCTTAATGGTCAATATCTAAAACCTATTACGTTTAAATCTATTTCAAAAGCAAGAGAGTTTAAAAAGAATTATAATTTAGATAATGCACCAATCTTTGGTATGGATAGATACCAATATCAATATATCTCTGATAGTTATCCTAATGATATGCAATTTTCTAAAGACCATATTAAAATATTTACACTTGATATAGAGTGTGGTGCAGAAAATGGTTTTCCTGATGTAGAAAATCCTATTGAAGAACTACTAGCAATTACAGTAAAAAATCAATCTAACAAACAAATTATAACTTGGGGTACAGGTGAGTTTAAAACAGATAGAACAGATGTAACTTATGTAAGATGTAAGTCAGAAAAAAGTCTTATTATGGAGTTTATGAAATTTTGGATGAAGAACTATCCAGATGTTATTACTGGTTGGAATACAAAATTTTTTGATTTACCTTATTTACTTAATCGTATAATTTCATTAACAGATGAAAAAGTTATTAAAAGATTTTCACCTTGGAATTTAGTTGAAAGAGAACAAATAGTAGTTAGAGGTAGACCACAAACCTCTTATAACATATTTGGTGTTGTAATGTTAGATTATTTAGATTTGTATAAAAAATTTATACCAGCAAGACAAGAAAGTTATAAACTTGATTACATAGGTAAAGTAGAACTTGGTAAAGGTAAAGATGAAATGCCATATGATACATTTAGAGAATGGTATACAAAAGATTTTCAATCTTTTATAGATTACAACATACAAGACGTTGAAATTGTTGATGGCTTAGAAGATAAACTTAAACTGATTGAGTTAGTATTGACTATGGCATACGAGGCAAAAGTAAATTATAATGATGTATTTTCTCAGGTTAGAATGTGGGATATGTTAATATATAATTTTTTAAGAAAAGAAAATACAGTTGTGCCACCAAAGGAAGATAATGTTAAGGAAACAAAGTACGATGGCGCTTATGTAAAAGAACCATTAACAGGTATGCATAACTGGATTGTTTCTTTTGATATTAACTCACTATATCCACATTTAATTATGCAGTACAATATCTCACCAGAAAAAATTATTGGTATGAAACCAAATGGTATATCAGTTGATAGATTGTTAAACCATGCGACACCTTTAACACATTTAAAAACTGAAGGTGCTTGTATTACACCAAATGGTGCTACATTTAAAACAGATAGTCCAGGTTTTTTACCTAGACTTATGGAAAAGATGTATAATGATAGAGTTAAATTTAAAACACTAGCATTTCAAGCAAAGAAAGAATACCAAAAGACAAAAGACCCTGTAACTGCTAAAGAAATATCTCGTTGTCACAATATACAATGGGCAAAGAAGATTGCTCTTAACTCAGCTTATGGTGCTATTGGTAATCAATATTTTAGATATTATGATGTAAGACAAGCAACTGCTATCACATCATCTGGTCAATTTGTAATTAGATTTATTGAAAAAAATGTAAATGAATATATGAATAAGATATTAAAGACACACGATAAGGTTGATTACATTGTTGCGTCAGATACAGATTCAATTTATCTTACACTAGACAAATTAGTACAAGCAACTTGTAAAGATAAAACAAAAGAAGAAACATTAAGATTTTTAAACAAAGTTGTCAGTAGTAGAATAGAACCTTTTATAGACAAATGTTTTGATGAACTTGCTGAATATACAAACGCTATTGAACAAAAAATGGTTATGAAACGAGAAGTAATTGCTGATAAAGGTATATGGACTGCTAAAAAAAGATATATGTTAAACGTATTGGATGAAGAAGGTATTACATACGAAGAACCTAAATTAAAAATTATGGGTATTGAAGCCGTTAAATCATCTACACCTGAAGTTTGTAGAGGTAAAATTAAAGAAGCAATCAATATCATAATGAAAAAAGATGAAAAAACTTTGATTGATTTTGTTTCTAAATTTAAAGAAGAATTTTTTAATATGAAAGCTGAGCTAATATCTTTTCCTAGGTCTTGTAATAACTTGGCCAAGTATAGCCATGCCAGTAGTGTGTTTATTAAAGGAACGCCAATGCACGTAAAAGGTGCTTTGATTTATAATCATCAAATAAAACAATTCAAATTGACCAATAAATATCCTTTGATACAAGAAGGCGATAAAATTAAGTTTATAAAATTACTAGAACCTAATCCATTTAAGTTTGATGTAATAAGTTATATGACCAAATTACCTAGTGAGTTTAAATTGAAAGAATATATTGATTACAATATGCAATTTCAAAAAACATTTTTAGACCCATTAAGTTTTATATTGAACTCAATAGGTTGGAACTATGAAAAGAAAGCAACATTAGAAAGTTTTTTTGAATGAAAATAATAAAAGATAATATTAACGATTTTTTCAAATGGGTTAAGGGTACTGACCTTGTTTTACTAGACGACATAGATGTAGCAGAGGATCCTGTTAGACCTGAATTAACTTTAGGTTTTAGAATTACACACGGTAGAAAAATCTTTGGATTAAGATACAACAACGAAATAGAAGCAATAGTTTGTATTGCATTGTGTCCTGAAATACCACATACTGTAAGAGAAATGGATTATATGAGTCAAGCAGCTAATTCAAACGGACACGGTGAGATAGTGGTTGCATATACAGTATGGTCTCGTAAACGAGGTGCAGGTAGAGAAATTATAAGTAAATTAAGAGAATGGGCATTAGAAAAAGATTATAAAAGATTAGTTACCTTATCTCCATTAACACCTATGGCAACTCACTTTCATATTAAAAATGGTGCTAAACAAGTACACATAAATGAAGTAACACAAAATTTTGAGTATAAACTATGACAAAAGATGTAACAATAATAGATAATTTATTACCTGATAATTTACACAAAATGTGCTATGAACTTATTACACAGGAAGCTTGTTGGCAATTAAGTATGGCATCTATGGATTCAGCACACAAAATTGCTGGTACAACACTATTTGATTTATATGATGGAGTTAATACAAATACAAGATCACAAACACTTGCTTCAGTAATATATCAAATGGTAAGAACTAAAATACCAGCATTACCAAATGATTTAAGAAGAATACAATTAGGAGCTAAAGCAGCAAACCAAGATGATGTAATACATAAAGATAGTGAAAGAGATGATAGAATAACTGTACTTTATCATTTAAATTACGAGTGGAATCCTATGTGGGGAGGACCTACAGTTGTTAATGGAGTATCCTACGATTATAAACCTAATCGTGCATTGATTTATAAATCAAATTTATTGCATGGAGGTAAAGCTGGTACTGGTAAAATGTTTAGAACTTATATTAATTACATAATAGCTGATAATAGAGATGAATAGTTTATTAATTTTAATCGTTGTAATACATTGGAGTGTAGCACTTGGTATGTATTTTGCTGCAAGTACAAGGTTAACCATACCACAATTTTTGATGTTGGTATTAGGGTTTAGATATATGATGTTATCTTATGGATTTTAAAACAAACAAAAAATATGGAGTGATATATGCAGACCCACCTTGGACGTTTAAAACGTATAGCAATAAAGGAAAAGATAAAAGTCCTGAAAAACATTATTCTTGTATGCCTTTATCTGACATCCTTCGGTTACCTGTTGGTGACCTTGCTAAGGATGATGCAGTCCTCTTAATGTGGGTAGTTGACCCATTATTAGATCAAGCATTTAAAGTAATAGACGCTTGGGGTTTCAAGTATAAGACAGTAGGATTTACTTGGGCAAAGACAAATAAAAAATCTTTAGGTTTTTTTACAGGCTTAGGTTACTGGACTAGAGGAAATCCAGAGATGTGTTTATTAGCAACAAAGGGTAAACCTAAACGGCTAAATAAAAGTATACCACAATTAGTGGTTAGTCAAAGACAAGAACATAGTAGAAAACCAGATATAGTATATAATCATATAGAAAAAATGTTAGAAGGACCATACATAGAATTGTTTGCTAGACGTAAAAGAGATGGTTGGTTTAGTTGGGGTAACGAAGTATGATACTGCACTTGACTCTATCTTTATTATATGTTATAATGATCTATGGTTTTGTCATATGGTTATTAATGAAGTGGAATAATGAACAATTATAAAAGATATACATTAGAAGATACTTTACAAAGTGAGAAAAAAGCACTATTCAATGTGCTATCAACTTTCGCTGGTGGAGGTGGTTCGTCAACAGGTTATAGACTGGCTGGTGGTAAGATACTAGCTGTTAATGAGTTTGTTGAAGAAGCACAAAACACATATAGGGAAAATTATCCCAATACATTAATTATACCTGGTGATATAAACAAGTTGACAGGAAAAGATTTTTTAGATAAGATAGGATTAAAACCAGGTGAACTAGATTTATTAGACGGTAGTCCACCTTGTTCAGCATTTAGTATGGCAGGTTCAGTATCACACGGTAAAGGTAATACACACGCTGATGCATTTGGTAAAACAAAACAATATAGTGATATTAAAGGTGTAAGTAACGTAGAAGATTTATTTTTTCAATTTTTAAGAGTGGCAGATGAAATAAAACCAAAAGTAATTATTGGTGAAAATGTTGAAGGTTTGACAATGGGAGAAGCAAAAGAATACTTCCATAAGATACAAAATACTTTTGAACAAATGGGTTATCTAGTTGTTGCTGATGTATTAAATGCTAGTTATTTTGGCGTACCACAATCTCGTAAAAGAACTTTTTTTATTGGTGTTAGAGAAGATGTTGCTGATAAGATTGGTTTAAATTTTATGACAATGTATCAATTGTATCCTGAAGTAAACAAAGAACAAACTATTTTGAGCGAAGCAATAAGTGATATTGTAAATGAAGACAAAGAAGAATTAGATTATTTGTTTGAGAAGATAGGACCTGATAGAGCTGTTGGTAAGACATTGGCTAAAATGCCTACAGATCCTGACAAAGTATTAACAGGTATGGATTACCACGAGAAAGGTCATCACTTTAATTTAAAAAGAAGTAGTTTAAGAAAACCTTGTCCAACAATAACAGCTATGGGTAATCTTGCTGGTGTCGCTGGTACTTGTCATCCAATAGAGAATAGAAAGTTTACTATAAAAGAATTAAAAAGAATTATGAGTCTACCTGAAAACTTTAAATTAACAGGTCAACATAAACAGAAGTCAGAACGGATAGGTCGTATGGTGCCACCGTTAATGATGAAAGCACTTTCGGAAAGTGTATATAACAAAGTATTGAAACCATATAAGGAGATATGTAATGACTAAATTTACTTTTGCCACAAGCAACGAAGGCTTTGATAATCACATAGATAAATCTGTACGTGGTTATAGTAACTTATGGAGTGATATACTTTCATTGTCAAAATACTTTGTAGAAGACAATACAAATGTTGTTGATATAGGTTGTTCTACTGGTAAGTTATTAAAGGGTATGATAGAACAAAATCAAAAACACATACCAAAAGCAAAGTATATGGGTATAGAAATTGAAGAAGATTTTTATGGCGACTATGTTTTTGATGAACAAAAGTTTGATAATTTAAGATACCATAAAGGTGATGTTAGAAGTTTTGAATTTAATAATTGTAGTTTAGTTACTTCAATATTTACTTTACAATTTATGCCACCAAAAGATAGAGAAGAAGTTATTAATAGAGTATATAATGGTCTTAATGTTGGTGGTGCTTTTATCTTTTCAGAAAAAACTTTTAGTTGTAATCCTAGAATACAAGATATGATGACCTTTACATATTACGATTACAAAAGAAATAATTTTACTGATGCAGAGATATTAGACAAAGAAGTACAGCTAAGGCATATGATGAAACCAAATACAAAGACAGAGTTGTATGATATGTTTACTAATGCTGGTTTTGAAGTACACAATTTCTGGCAGAACTTTAATTTTATAGGGGCGATTGCTTTAAAGAAATAAATATCTTTATGGCAATTACAAAAAAATCTTATGAAGATTTAAGACAGTATTGGGACTATCAAAGAAAAGTAGAATACAATAAAGAGATGGTACACTTTATGGCTGATAGATTTGAGGGTAGAGTGTATAATGATTTTGGTATGGTACATATAGATGAGATGAAAAATGTTTTATGGACAAAAGTTGATCCTAAAGATTATGAAGAACCTAGAAAAGGTTATGTACCAGCAAATCCAAAGTTAAGATTTGAATGGGAAGGTGGGGCATATTTACCTCAACCAGCAATACCTCATTATGATGATGAAAAGCATTGACATTTTAAATAGAATGATATATAATAGAAACATAAATTTATAGGAGTTATGGAATGAGTGATTTTTTAAAAGATATAATTAAAAACGTAGATAATGAATATGCCTCACTAGCAAGTGAAGGTATTGATGGCGCAGATGTAACAAGTTTTATAGACACAGGTTCTTATTCTTTTAATGCTCTTTTATCAGGTAGTATATATGGTGGTATGCCTGGAAATAAAATTACAGCAATCGCTGGTGAAGCAGCAACAGGTAAAACATTTTTTGCTTTAGGTATTTGTAAACATTTTTTAGATACCGATAAAGACGCTGGTGTAATTTACTTTGAATCAGAAAGTGCTATTTCAAAAGATATGATTGAAGGTCGTGGTGTAGATAGTAAAAGAATGGTCATAGTACCAGTTGCTACAGTACAAGAGTTTAGAGCACAATCAATAAAAATTATAGACAAATATTTAGAACAACCAGAAGCAAATAGAAAACCTTTAATGTTTGTATTAGATAGTTTAGGTATGTTATCTACTACAAAAGAGATGGAAGATACAGCTGCTGGTAAAGAAACAAGAGATATGACTAGATCACAAATAGTCAAATCTACATTTAGAGTTTTAACATTGAAATTAGGTAAAGCAAATATACCTATGATAATGACTAACCATACTTATGATGTCATTGGTTCAATGTTTCCACAAAAAGAAATGGGTGGCGGCTCAGGTTTGAAATACGCTGCCTCATCTATCATCTATCTAAGCAAACGTAAAGAAAAAGACGGTACTGAGGTAGTTGGTAATATAATTCATTGTAAAAATTTTAAGTCAAGGTTGACAAAAGAAAACGCTATGATTGATGTAAGACTCACTTATGAAAAAGGTTTAGATAGACACTATGGTCTTTTAGAACTAGCAGAAGAAGCTGGTATCTTTAAGAAAGTATCTACTAGATACGAAACACCAGATGGTACGAAAGTCTTTGGTAAGTCTATCAATACAGAACCTAAAAAATATTTTACAAAGGAAGTATTAAAACAGATAGATGACCATGCTAAACAAAAATTTTCTTACGGAACATAGAGAACATTTATTATTTTTTACACATTTAACAGAAAGACTTTACGACTTTCCACTTAATGATGATTTAATAGATGCTTTACATATAGCAAGAAAAAATCTAAAATCAAAAGAAAACAAAACTTTTGATGATCCTAATTTTCAGTATGGTAATAAAACATTAGGTGGTTTCCAACCTTGTTTTCCAGTTGCCAATTTTACAGATATTACTAAAGAACACGCACCATATTTACAAGACAAACATTTTGAAGCTATAAAATCTTTTAAAAATAATATAATTATAGACACGGTAGATGATTATATTAACAGATATTATCCAAATACTCGTAATGAATTAACGTATGCTAATTGGGCTGTTATGTATGACAAAAATTCTTTTCAAAGAGTACATACACACGGTAGCAGTTTATTTACTTCTATTTTTTATGTTGATATGCCTAAAACAAAATATCCATATGAAGGACAGATAGAAATAACGGATGTAAGTAGCAACCACGATGGATTAACAACGAGAGTAGTAGAACCTATAAAAGGTTTAATGGTAACTTTTCCAGGGAAGTATCCTCACTATACTTTACCTATACAAAGTGAGGGCGAAAGAATTGTAATAGTAAATGATGTTAGGTTAAAAAATAATGACACACCAGGAAAATAAAAAATATATTTTTGTACAAAAAGAAGGTGCAGATTGGACAGGTATAAAATTAATAGATGAAAAATATAAAGGTGTTATATTTAAATATGGTAAGGTTGCATTTGCTAAAGATGAAAATTCAGATGGTACTTTACCTATGAAATTTGATTATGATATTTTACAAAACCCTAACCAAATAGATATTGACAAAAACGAATTTATAGATTATATTGGAGACATACTTTTAGAAGTTTTAGAAAAACAAATAAAGGAAGGCAAGGCAATCGTTGACTAGTGAAAGAATAGAAATAACTATATTAAGAAATCTAATTTTTAATGAAGATTATACAAGAAAGGTTTTACCTTTTTTAAAAGAAATATATTTTTCTGATAGAAATGAACAGGTTTTATATAAACAGATAGAGTTATTTGTAAACGAATATAAAAATCTTCCAACAAAAGAAGCTCTATTAATAGAACTCAATCAAAGAAAAGATATAAACGAAGATGAGTTTAAAGCAGTAAAAGAATTGATGACAACACTTTCAACAGAAGATGTTGATGGACAGTGGTTGTTAGATACTACAGAAAAATTTTGTAAAGATAGAGCAGTACATAATGCTGTGTTAGATGGTATCAAAATTTTAGATAAGAAAGATAAAAAGAGAACACCAGAAGCAATACCAAGTATTCTTGCTGATGCATTGGCTGTTTCTTTTGACAATCATATTGGGCACGATTATTTAGAAGATGCAGAAAAACGATATGATTGGTACCATACAAAAGAGAAAAAGTATCAATTTGATTTGTCGTATATGAACAAGATTACTAAAGGTGGTGTACCAAGTAAAACTTTGAATATCGCTCTTGCTGGTACTGGTGTAGGTAAATCTTTGTTTATGTGTCATTGTGCTAGTAGTTTCTTGGCTCAAGGTCAAAATGTTTTGTATATTACTTTAGAAATGGCAGAAGAAAGAATTGCTGAAAGAATAGATGCTAATTTATTAGATGTAACTATTGATGATCTACACACAATGCCTAAACAATTATATGAAGATAAGATTGGTAAAATTAGGAATAAGACTTCAGGCAAATTAATTATAAAAGAATATCCAACAGCATCTGCACACGCAGGTCATTTTAGAGCTTTGTTAAATGAATTGGCTTTAAAAAAATCTTATAGACCTGATGTTATATTCATAGACTATTTAAACATCTGTACAAGTAGTCGTTTCAAAGGTGGTAATATTAATTCATACACATTGATTAAATCTATTGCTGAAGAACTCAGAGGTCTTGCAGTAGAGTTTAATTTGCCTATCTTTAGTGCAACACAAACAACAAGAACTGGTTTTGTAAGTACAGATATTGGTTTAGAAGATACATCAGAATCTTTTGGTTTACCAGCAACTGCTGACTTTATGTTTGCTTTAATATCAAATGAAGAATTAGAATCATTAAATCAAATGAAAGTTAAACAGTTAAAGAATAGATACAATGACCCAGGTATCAATAGATCATTTATTATTGGTGTAGATAGAGCTAAAATGAAACTCTATGATGTAGAAAACTCAGCACAAAATATTGTACAGAGTAGTGATACTAAAAAAAGTGATCCTGATACGTCATATGAAAAGTTTTCGGATTTTAAATTATGATTTATGATTTAAAACATTATGTTCAACATCAAAAAAGTTTTCTACCTAAAACCTTTTGTGATAAAGTGTTAGGTGAAATGAAATCTACAAAGTTTGAAGAACATACATTTTTTAATCCTAAAACAAATCAACATGCACCTATGAGTGGTAACCAAGAGTTATCAATGAGTTTTGATAATACACCATCAAAAAATGAATTAACAGATAGATTGTGGAATGCAATAAAAAATTATAAAGAGTTTATAAACATGCCTTGGTTTTCAAGTTGGCAAGGATACTCTGCTGTTAGATTTAATGAATACAAAGAAAATAAAAAGATGGCTTTACATTGCGACCATACTAAAGATTTGTTTGATGGTGAGAGAAAAGGAATACCAATATTAAGTGTGTTAGGTGTTTTAAATGATGATTATGAAGGTGGCGAATTTATAATGTTTGATGATTACGAAATAGAGTTTAAACAAGGTGATGTGGTAATATTTCCTTCTTTGTTTTTATATCCTCATAAAGTTGAACCAGTAACAAAAGGTACTAGATATTCATATATCAGTTGGGTATGGTAAAAAAGAAAAAACAAAAAGTAGTATTCCATAAAGGTGATAGAAGACCTAGCAAAGGTGTACAATTAAACTACTCAAAAGAGATGTTAAAAAAGGGTAGAAAGATATTGTGGTGCGTTAGAGAACAACCTAGTGATAAAATTGTGGCAAAATATTTTTTTGAAGAAGACGCTGATAAACTAGTTAAATATCAAAATAAAAATCAAGTCTTTGCTAACAACGGCGGAATACCTTCCTTTTTATACAAAGTCTAATAAAAACATTTATAAATAGTTAAGATATTTGATTTTTTACTTGACTATGGGCAATTATTTTGGTATAATGGAACAATTGGAAGAGGGATGTTTAGTTTTAAAGGATTTATAACAAAAGGTACGAATACACACCTAGAACATTTAGAAGATGACATTATTAATAATGGCACTAGAGGTGGCAGAAACGCTGTTAACTTTTTAAAATCATTAAAGAAAATGTTATCTAGTAATGTAGGCGGCAAGCTTAATGTTACAGTTAAATGGGATGGTGCGCCTGCTATTATCTGTGGTAAAAATCCAGAGAACGGCAAATTCTTTGTAGGTACAAAATCAATATTTAATAAAAATCCAAAAATCAATTATTCAACTGGTGACATTAGAAAAAATCACTCTGGTGATTTGGCTAACAAGCTTTCTATATGTTTAAGAGAATTATCAAAATTAAGAATGAACACCATACTACAAGGTGATTTATTATTTACATCAAAAGATTTAAAAAGAACAAGTATAGATGGTGAGGATATGTTTACTTTCACACCAAATACTATTACATATGCAGTACCAACAAATAGTGGTCTAGGTAAAAAGATTGCTAGAGCAAGATTAGGTATTGTTTTCCACACAATGTATTCTGGTAAAGATATGAAAAGTTTAAATGCTACTTTTGGTAGATTTACAGGTTTACCTAGAACTAGCTCTATCTTTATTACAGATGCAACATACAAAGATTCATCTGGTAGTGTTACTTTCAATAGAGCAGAATCAGCTCAAGTAGATAGTATGATAAGAATGGCAGAAGGTTCACTATCAAAAGCAAAACCAGTGTTAGATAAATTTAATACTAACGATGCTTTATCCGTAGGTTATAGATTAAAAACTTTCTTTAATTATTATATAAAAAATACTCAAGGCGATATGGGTAGAGTAAAAGATATGATTAATCAATTTGAAACCTATTATGAAAATATGTTAAAAGCAGAAATAGATAAAGTTAGTAGAGAACAAACTAAAGATAAGTACAGAACATTTTTAAAAAATGGACAAGACTTTATAAACAAACATAGACAATCTATTTACTTTGCCGTAGCAAGTTATATTACTTTACAAAAAGCTAAAAATTTTTTAATTAGAAAACTAAATCAAATACAAAGTGTTGGACATTTTATAAGAACAGCTGATGGTTACAGAGTAACAGCACCAGAGGGTTATGTGGCTGTAGATAGAGTTGCTGGTGCAGTAAAACTTGTAGATAGATTAGAATTTAGTAGAGCAAACTTTACAATAGCTAAAGATTGGGTAAAAGGATAATGAAAAAATTTAGTAACATATTAATAAATGAAGGCCTTTACGATCCAGGTATATTCAAAGTATTCTTTTTAGCTGGTGGTCCAGGCTCAGGTAAAACTTTTGTTACTGCAGGTGCATTTGCTGGCACTGGATTAAAGTTAGTAAACTCTGATAGATTTTTAGAAAGTGGTTTAAGAAAAGCTAACTTGTCTTTATCAATGCCAGATGAAGAAGAATATTTTAGAAATATTATAAGAACACAAGCTAAAGCAAAAACTGAAAAACAATTAGACTTATACTTAAAAGGTAGATTAGGAATAGTTGTTGATGGTACAGCTAGAAATTTACAACTTATACAAAGTCAATATAATAATTTCAAAGCTTTAGGTTATGATTGTTATATGGTATTTGTTAATACAAGTTTAGATGTAGCATTAGAAAGAAATGCTAAAAGAGAAAGAACTGTACCAGAATATATTACAAAAAAAAGTTGGGAAACTGTACAAGCTAATATAGGAAAATTACAAAACGTCTTTGGTTTAAGTAATTTTTTTGTTGTTGATAATAATAGAAGTGAACAAGAATTAGTATCACAAACATTAAGTAGAGTTGGTTCTATTGTTAGAAGATTGTTAAATACTCCAATAAGAAGTTACATAGCCAAAAGATGGATGGCTAAAGAAAGAGCAGCTAAAAGAAGATGATAAAAGAAAGTATTATAGACATACCTAGAAGAATATATGCAACAGGTGTATTTGATGATGCAGAAACATCAAATCCAAAATTAAAACCTGTTGTTCTTAAAATGATAAAAGATCAAATTAAAGAATTTGAGAAGTACCATCCTGTAAGCAAATATTCATTAATTGGTTCTATACTTACAAAAAGATATAGAAACGATGCAGATTTGGACATTAACGTATTGTTTGATGTACCAGAAAAAGATAGAGAGTCAGCTAGAATAGCATTAGCTAAAAATTTAAGAAGTATAAACGGAAAACTTATACCAGGAACAAAACAC